TGGACGCAAGGCGTCCTTTTGCGCGAGAATGGAAGGGGTGGTTAAAAACGCCAAAGGCCCAGCAGAACGGGCCAAGGCATCCCTTAAAAATTGGAACTGTTAAAAAGGAACTGAAATCATGCCCAATACCAAAGCAATCGGTGTCGCATTTGCCGACCCACAATTTGATTCTGTCACTGCTGGCGCGATATACGCTGGATCGTCCGACAGCCCTGTTGTTCAGGCAAGCGCAGCAAGTGTCAACCAGTTTTATGTAACCGCATCCCACGCAAGTGGCGGCGTTCGCGGCATTTATGCCCGCACAAACTTTACTGGCGCTGGCGCTGGCGAAACGTTGCGGGCATTTTCAACCGTGGCCGCCGCACAAGGTTCTGGCCAAACAACCAATGGCGCCCACATTTCTATGTCAGTGAACGCTGGCGGCAGCATAAGCGGCGCTGGTAATGCCTTGAGGGCAACCCTTGGTGTAGCAACTGGCGTGACGCCTGGCGGCACTTTGGCAGCTATCCAAGTGGATTCGGATTTCCCGAACACTGTAACGCTGCCTGGTTCGGCTGCATTTTTGCGATTTACCAACAGCAACAGCGGCACCATTACGAACCTGATGAACGTACCGGCGGCAATGGTGGCTACTGACGTTGCTTCCGCTGTAAGCCACACAATTCGGATTGTGGACAGCGCGGGCACCCCGTATTACCTGATGGTTTCGGACGCTGCCTAATGCTGAAGCACCCTGACCCTGAAGTGCAATTCCTGGTTGAAATCTTGGAAGGGCAGCGAGATCAGGCGGTGGCCCAGGCTGCTGCCTATTTTTGCATGGTTCAAAAACTTCAACAGCAAATTGACCAACCAATTGATAAAGATCAAAAAATTGGAGGGACTGACTAATGGCTGCCAAACCTGGGCTTTACGCCAACATCGCTGCAAAGCGTGACCGGATCGAAAGCCAAAAAGCCGCGGGCAAAACGCCTGAACGTATGCGAAGCCCTGGGGACAAAGGCGCCCCCACGGCCAAAGCCTTTAAACAAAGCGCCAAGACAGCGAAAAAATGACACCGGAACAAATTGCTAAACGCCTGGCTGAATTGCGAGAACTGGCGAAGCAACACGAAGCCATCTTGTTGCAGATCAGCGGAGCCATCCAGGAATACCAAAACGTCCTTGCCCAATTGAGCCAGGACAAATCCAAGGAAGACCATGCCGTTGACGAAATCACCCAGCAAGAAGGCGTTTGAAAAGAACGTCCAGGCCGAGATCAAAGCCGGTAAGCCACCCAAGCAAGCGGTGGCCATTGCCTATTCTGTAAAGCGGGAAGCCGCCAAGCCGAAGGGTAAAAAATGACGACCGACGCACCCGTCAAAAAGCGGGGGCGGCGTCACACCCCCAAAGACACGCCCGCCAGCGTGGAGCCAAAGACGACCGGAAGGCCCACAAAGTACCGCGATGAATTCGTGGATATGCTGCTGGAGTTTTTCAGCCAATCCCCCACCAGAGACGTGACCGTAATGGACAAGTCAGGCAACGAAACCATCCAGGTGTTGCCAGGCAAGTTTCCAACCCTGGCCAGGTTCGCCACGAACATAGGGGTTACTACTGAGACGCTGCACGATTGGGCGACCGCAAAGAACCTGGACGGGACGTTACGCAACCCGCCGTTTTCTTATGCCTATAAAAAGGCGAAGGATTTGCAGCAAGCCAACCTGGTGGAAGGCACGATGCAAGGCGCCTACAACAGCACGTTTGCCATCTTTACGGCCAAGAATGTGCTGGGCTGGCGTGACAAGATCGAACAGGAAATCACCGGCAAGGATGGCGCTCCGTTGGGGCCGTCAGTCATTTCCGTGCAATTTATGAACCCCGATGGATCAATCGCAAACCTTGACAGTCACCCAGCAAGCTGACCAGGCGGCTGCCAACGCGCAGTTTCCTGTCAAGCTGCAAGGGTTGTTCCGATCCAGCCGTTACAAAGTGCTGTACGGCGGGCGAGGCGGCGCCAAGTCGTGGGGCATTGCCAGGGCGCTGTTGATTAAGGGCGTCAAAAAGCCCATCCGCGTGTTGTGCGCCCGTGAGTACCAGACCAGCATCAAGGATTCCGTCCATAAGCTGCTGTGCGACCAGATCGAAGCGTTGGGGCTGCTGGGGTTCTACGACATCACCCAGGCCACTATCCGCGGGGCCAACGGTACGGAATTCGCGTTCATTGGCCTGAAGAACAACCCGACCAACATCAAGTCGTTTGAAGGCGTGGACGTGTGCTGGGTGGAGGAAGCGCAGACCGTCAGCCGCTTGTCCTGGAACATCTTGATCCCAACTATCCGCAAACAGGGCAGCGAGATATGGGTTTCGTTCAACCCCGAACTGGAAACCGATGAAACGTACCAGCGTTTTGTGGTCAAGCCCCCGCGGGACTGCATAAGCATCAAGATCAACTGGCACGACAACCCCTGGTTTCCTGAAACGCTGGCGCTGGAAAAGGACGCGCTGAAGGTGCGCGACCCCGAAGCCTACAACCAGGTTTGGGAAGGGATGTGCCGCCAAACAGTGGACGGCGCCATCTTTGCCAAGGAACTTGTCCAGGCTGAACGGGACGAACGCCTGACCAGAGTGCCATATGACCCAACCAAGCCCGTCCACGCCGTTTGCGACCTGGGCTGGGCCGACGCCACCGCCTGGTGGTTTGTGCAGTTTGTGGGAATGGAAACGCGCTTGATTCGCTACTTTGAAGACACGCAGCGCACGATGACCAGCTACCTGGCGCAACTGCAAACGTTTGGGTATGTGTACGACACCATTTGGCTGCCACACGACGCCCAAAACAAAACGCTGGCCGCAGCCGGTCGCAGCATTGAAGACATTGTGCGCGGGGCTGGGTACAAGACGCGCATATTGGAGCGTGTGCCGGTCGCTGATTCGATCAACGCGGCCCGCACGATATTTTCAAACTGTTATTTTGATCGCGAAAATTGCGCGGACGGATTAAACTGTTTGCGACATTACCGTTATGAGGTTGACCCCGACACGGGCCAATTCAGTCGAACCCCGTTGCATGACCAATATTCGCACGGGGCCGACGCATTCCGGTATATCGGACTGATGATTAAAGAACCCGCCAAAATCCGCAAGCCCAAACCGGTTGCGATGGGCGGGGGATGGATGGGATAATCCTAGACAAAGGGGATACATATGGCTTTGCAAGACACGGACATGGATGGTCGCATCGGTGATGCGATTAAGTTTTTGCGATTGGTTGCCGAAGCTGATTCGCAAAACCGCGCTGAAGCGTTGGGCGACCTGAAGTTTGCCGGTGGCGACCAGTGGCCAGTGGAGATTCAGAACAGCCGCAACCTAGAATCGCGCCCCTGTCTGACCATCAACAAGATCGACGCCTATGTGCGCCAGGTCACCAACCAGCAGCGCCAGCAGCGCCCCCGCATCAAGGTTCACCCTGTCAACAACGAAGGCGACCTAAAAATCGCCCAAGTGGTCGAGGGCATTACCCGCCACATTGAAATCAATTCCAACGCCGATACCGCCTACGACACCGCGTTTGAGTACGCCGTCCGCATGGGCTGGGGCTACTGGCGCGTCAACACCAATTACGTGTCGGAAGACAGTTTCGACCAGGAAATCTATATTGACCCTATTGACGATCCGTTCAGTGTGTATTTCGACCCCAACAGCGTGTCGCCCGATGGTTCGGACGCTGAAAAATGCCTGGTCACCAGCGTGATGTCTAAGCGGACGTTCCGCGAACAATACCCAGGCGCCGACGATGGATCAGGGTTTCTACCAAGGGCCACCGGCGACGACACCGCGGAGTGGGTCACCCGTGAGGATGTGCGCGTTGCTGAATACTGGTACGTGGAGCGCGAACGCGCCACCCTGGTGATGCTGTCGGACGGCACAAAGGTCTATGAAGACGAATTGCCCAGCCCTGAGTTGCTGGACGCGTCAAAGATCACCATCATGGACAAGCGCCCGTCGTACCGCAAAAAGGTCAAGTGGTGCAAGCTGACGGCCATGGAAGTGCTGGAAGAAAAGGATTGGGCGGGTAAGTACATTCCAATCATCCCGTGTTACGGCGCCCAAATGATTATTGAGGGCAAACGCAAAAAATACGGCCTGGTGCGGTTTGCCAAAGACCCGCAGCGAATGTATAACTTTTGGCGCACCAGCATGACCGAGAGCATTGCCTTGGCGCCCAAGCCCAAGTGGCTGCTGGCCGAAGGTCAAGACGAAGGCCACGAATCCGAATGGGCGATGGCCAACATCAAGTCAACGCCTGTTTTGCGTTACAAGCAAAAAGACATTGAAGGCGTCCCCGCGCCAGTGCCGACGCGCATCCAGCCAGAGCCACCACCGGACGGCATTATGGTGGCCGCGGCTGCCATTGCTGACGACCTGAAAACCGTGCTGGGCATCTTTGACCCGTCCCAGGCGCTGCCAGGCAACATTTCCGGCAAGGCTTTGCAAGGCCAGCAGCAGCAAGTTGACCTGTCGAACTTCCACTTTTACGACAACATGACCCGCAGCATTAAGCACACGGGCAAAGTTATCCTGGACTTGATCCCGAAGGTGTACGACACCCAGCGCGTGTTGCGTATCATCGGCGCCGACGGCAAGCCCGACCTGGTGACCCTGAACGAACGCCAAGCCACCGGCGAGGTGTTGAATGACG